GTTGGTCTGTGAGGTTTTGCCGGCTCTCCCCAGAGCGCAACCGTTCCATTTTCTCTTCGAGTTTATCCAGGGGAATGAAATTCCGAGTTGCTGTGTTCCACAAGCGTCTACAAAAGGACCCCGCCCCGTTGGGGCGCGAGGTTTAAATCCTTTTCAGTGCGTGTTTCGCTCAACAACGATCTTTCCAATCCTGGTCTCGAGGCACCAGTACACTTTTTAGTACTGAGTTGCGGCCTACCGCAATGCCGATGAGAGAAATTAAAACGGAGGTTCCATCGCAAAGATGGAGCCGACTAGTCCTCACAAGACCTATGCTGATAGGCATGGTTTTGTGCGGTAAAGCGTGCAAGAACTAGCACGCCGACCGAGAGCTTACCGAACTCTCGATCGTAACAAAATCACTTTCACAAGCTGTCTCAACCCGTGGGGGACAGACTGGGCGCGCCGGCCTCGGAAAACCGGAGAGTTCGCGCGTTGTGAGGTGATGACGGTTCAGCAGACTCTGAGCAGAGGACCAACCTGGGCGGAGAACGTCGATCGCGACGCCTCGGGCCAGTAGATCCTGCTCGGAACTGCTGAGTGAACCGTTGACCAGGGCAGTCAGCTCCGCTAACTGCCCCGGAGAAAGCAGGGCAGTCGGCTCCGCTAACTGCCCCGTTGAAAGTGTGTATGGATTAGGCCCCACCGGGGTCTCCTTCACCTTAACTTCCTCGAACGTTCGAGGGGGAATGGGAGTAGGAGGAACCGGGATTGGATCCTGAAGGTTTACGGGAGCACCATTGATGAGTACAAGACGACCGTTGTCGTCTGACTTCGTGTCCTGCAGCTTCCTCTGATTCGCACAAACCAACATCTTGTTGGCCAGGCCCGCAAGGGCCTTACGATCAGAAGGGCTCAGAGAAGAGTAAACCAGCGCCATCTCGCGAGAAATCGCGGGGTAGAGCTGGAAGCTCGGCTTGTAAAGCCTCACGTTGTAGTGCATCATGAGCTGCCCGAATACCGTTGTCGTGTCGACGGACGACCCTTGCGGGTATCCGTATAAGGTCCCCTGGACGCAGTCCAGGAGGCGATCGCCCGACTTCAGGTACTCGGTCGTATAGACCTTCGCTTTGTCGACCACCTTGATCGGCAAAAGACAACCACCGGCGAACTTACAGACCACAGATGGTCTCATGCGTTCGACGACTTGGTAGGATGGGGCCGGGGTGGCAGCAGGCTCTCCGTCCTCAATGTACCCCATCACAAAGCCACCAGGCTGCGTGACGGAACAAAATGGGACGTACTCCAACATGATCCACTGGAACTGAAATGCGTCGAAGAGACCAGAAATCTGGCCCAAACGACCGTTAACCGCATCGGTGTTAAAACCGATGGCATTAAAGGTGGCTCCCGTGACTGGAGAGTTGAAAAACAGGCTGGACGACGCCGACCCTTGGATGTTTGCAACATATTCACATCCCTGGGCTTCGGTGTACGCGCCATGCATGTCTTTCCCTCCAGAGCGGAACTCGAAAGAGTTCATGTTGAAGAGATTTTGAGAGCTCTCCGGGGTGCCAATAGTGACACCTCGGGAATCCATCTGACCGAACGGAGTGAGTGCATTCCGGACGGTCTTGAACATTCCAAGAGCAGAATCAATCTTATCAGTAAAGCGGGCGGGCAGGAAGTCTCTTCCGTGCTCGTATACCGACATCAACTGATCGATCTTGGAACGTGTTGGGGGCTTGATGTTTGGGGGGGCCTTTCGACCCTTAGGCTGTCGAGAGACAGCAGAATTCGCCTGACGCATGGAACTTTGCGTTAATTGAATAGCAATACGTGTGTATGGGATACCTGCACGTGAACAGGGACTGTACATCTGGTGTACCGGATCAACCGGTCGCCCGTGCAGTCTCTAGGCACTACGGAAAACTCCTTGGCACGCGTTGCGATTTTGGGCGATAAAACACCAAACCCCATGTCCGAGCATGGTTTTTCTCGGATCTTGACAGCGGATCTCCGGCTTCCTTCACCGTGCCGCTCCCACAGTGGGGCGGATGATTGGATCTCCAGCCTCGGGGCTGTGCCAATCTCCGGTCTCCTCCCTTTACAGGAGGACACTTCCTCGGAAGACCTGAAGGGGCATGATCGGCGGAAGCGTACTAGTACACTCCAACCGAGCATGCCACCAAACCTTCAGGCCCTCTGGGCTTAAGGGTCGATGTCGCCACTTACGGACGATCCGGCGTAAGCCAGACTCAGGAGGATCAATGGAGGGATTCGAAACTCTCATGGCATAAGCCAAGCGAATTAGGATCTCCTCCGCCTCAACCTGAGACACCAAGGGACCTGCCCATGGAACCAGTCTAACACGAGCAAGGCTCGGGAAGGTCTTCGCGACCTTGAGACTGGCCCCTTTGGTCCAGTAGAGGGAAAGAGAGGGGTCGTGAACAAAGTGATTCGCGAGGAGACGTTGCTCCGTCGTGACACGATACTCACCGTTGGCCTTCAAGCCGAGCCCACCCAAGTGAACGGGAAGGAACCAGTTTATGGCGAAGCCGACCTTGCGAAGGTCGAATCTTCGAACACACTCTGGAACCATACCCTGTCCCCAAGGACAAAGCTCGACCATAGAGTTTATGTCCCGCGACAACTCCGTAGGCCTAGCCAAACTCTCTCCCACCTTAACGTCCACGCCCGTTCGAAACCTCTGATTGAGGTACCCTTGGCGGACGACTGTCCCGTCGCATTTGCGAACACGGAACACCTGGGAGTTGATCATTGCAAACTCCGAACCACAGTAGTCTTTGCCCAAGCTAGGTTTTAACCCAACTAGAGCACAGATCCTGTTATGGTTTTCCCGAAGGCCCCGCGGCCCACGGAAAAGGATGTCGTCCCCATTGATCAATGGAACTTGATCACGGAGCAAACGCTTAACTTCCTCACTGCATCCTGACTCATCACAGTAGCTTTCAACGGCTAGACTGTAACAGGCTTTGTTTATCACACACAAGAAGGGGAAGGACAATGGATGACCCATCATCTGTCCATTTGTTGTGTTGACGGAGTAATCTCGGTGGTAAACACCATCGATAATACACTCCTTATACCTGCACTCACCTAACCGCAAAGAGGCGGCGGCCAGCTCCCAAAAAGGGCAGGCCGGAATCCCTGCGAACGCAGCCTGCGTTCCCCAAGGTGCTAGACCATCCGTCGCCGATTTGAAATCGCTGGAAAACCAGACGAAATCGTCACGTGGCGAGTGATCATAGAGACCCTGAACCCTTTTGCGTAGACAACCGTCGCGCATAGTGGAACTGGGATCGTCCTTCCAACATTTAAGAAGGGCGCCTTGGAACGGCTGAATCGCCGTGTAGAGATTTCCATCTCCTACTGTAATCACGCGGAACTTAGAAGGTTCCGCGATTGCAATAGCATCCACATCGTGAACTAAACGATGTGGAACCTGGTCGCCCGAGGGGGCGGCCAGGAATTCCTGGTAACCGTAGTCGAGACTCTTCTCGGCACGGGCCAGGTAGGCTGGGAACTCGAGAGATCGCCAGTGGTGGACATTCATGTCCAACGCTCGCAATTTCCCGAGACTCTCAGCTCCCTCGAACGGGTTGAGGATATGGGAAGCAAGTGACAACGCGCCGCCTTCACGGCGAGACGCTTGAGCGCACGAGCTACCCGAGGGCATGAACTTAGTAAACAGTTCACGCTCAGACATCCTCTCAAAGGTTTGGGAAGAGATGTGAGTGATTCTCTTCTGCAGAATGACGTGGACCGGTGTCGGCTCCGATGACAATGCTTTAGCATGATCACCGAGTGCCTTCAATCGTTCCGCCTCAGGGAGCTCGGGCCAAGCGGCCTTAACTCCTTTCTGCAGAGAATAGAAAAACGAAACATCGCGGCGCGCAAATAAACGCGCTACGCACTTCCTCAACCACCCCGAATACAAGGGTCGAGACACAAAAGCCTCCACGGGTAACGGAACCCGGGGGTCGCCAAAGAGTTTACACAGCAGAAGATCATGCCAATACTTGACATACTTCTGTCTGACTACTTCTTCTGGGAAGGAATTGATTCGTTTCGCAGTTTCCATAAAGGATCCTACGAACCGGTTGAACTCCACATCAGAGAAGAGTGACTCTCTTAACGACCTCCGAGTAACGAAAACCCAGAGGAGGCTGTCCACGATCACCATCACTGAATCCGAAGACCCAGTGCCCACTCTGATCAGGAGTGAGGCCTTTCGTACACAGTTGCTGGCCGAGATGGACTTTCTCGAACCTTGTTTCTGCATACGGGTAGCCGCTGTACCACCAACAGTGCGGCAGGAGGGGCCTCTCGAGCTTTTGCTCGGAGGCCCTGAGGGGAGAGAAGAATTAACGTTCTTTTCTTCCCCCCCCTGGTTGCTACGTGCAACCCCCCGGGGAGGTTTTGACACCTCCCGGACGTGTCTGTCGACTCTTGAACTTGAGTCTGCAGGCAT